GGATGAGGCTGTGTACGCACAGCGAGCTAAGTTCCTGCTCGCTCTGCCAATGGCCGTTTACCTTCGATGCGAGCCCCCTGCCTGTCCCAGTGTTGTTTTTAACTGGTGTGGCAAGTGGCGGCGCTGGTATCGTTCCCGACTCTCTTTCTGCCGGAAGAACACCCACCTCTGGTGGTCGTTCTACCAGGCGAAGCGCAGTGCCGCTCCGCTTAGCGAAAAGTTTATCGTTGCTACCTACAAAAAACATCGGTATCAAATGGCGACGCCGGACCCAATCGATGAAAAGACGTTTCAACTCGTGGCAGAGGCCCTTCAGCCTGTGCTCGACACGATTCGTAACGAGATTGGGGATAGGCTCAAGGTTGAACCTGAGCCTTGGGAGTTGCAAGCCTACGAGCCGAAGTGGCACGTGGCTAGCAGTTCTGCCTGCTGGGAGTCATCGCGTGGGCAAGGGGGACAAGCCGGGTATCTCTGGGAGAGACACGGCCGCTTCGAGCCTACGCACTACGTCCTCAGCAAGATGGACTTCGTCGAATTTGCGATCATCGACGGGAAGAGGAGGGAGAGGTGTTTGGTGGAGCAGTACGCGCCTGATGTGCGTGGCTTCATCAAGGGTGTGCAAATCGAGGACAACATCATCCGTGATGAGTCGACTCGCCTTACTTGCATGATCCAGGGGATTCTCGAGCCACTGAAGTGCCGAGTTATTTCAAAGGGGCCCGCTGCTCCGTACTACCTCTCGAAGCCGTTGCAACGAGCCATGCACGACACAATGCGTCGCATGCCCTGCTTTAGGCTGATCGGCCGGCCTGTGTGCCCGACCGACCTCATTGACCTCGCAAACAACCAAGTGCCGCAAGATGAGTGGACTTACGGGGAGCCTGAATGGTTCTCTATTGACTACTCTGCCGCGACAGACGGGCTCTCTGCTCGCCTTTCAGCTCACGTCCTCAAGATGTTGACGTACGAGCTTGATGTCACGGACAATCAAATCGAGCGGTGGCGCTCTGTTCTGGCGCCCCATACTTGCTTTTACCCGCCCGAGAGCGGCGTAGAGCCAGTCGACGAGGTGAACGGGCAGCTGATGGGTTCGATTCTTTCGTTCCCCATCCTCTGTCTTTGTAATCTCGGAGTCTACTTGGCACTCAGAAAACACGACAAGACACCCTTGGCCAGGAAGCTCCAAGGCGTCTTGATCAACGGCGATGACATGCTCTACGCTGCACCAAGCAGCCTCTGGAGCGATCACGTCTCGCTGGGGAAGAAGGTCGGACTCGAGATGTCGGTCGGCAAGGCGTACCACCATGGTACGTTCGCGTCGGTTAACTCAACGTGTCTTCACTTTTCTCTCTCTCCAACCTCAAGCGCGTCAACAACGCCGTATGAGATCCCCTATTACAACACTGGCCTTCTCTATGGTCAGAGCAAGGTGATGGGCGTGGCCTCTATCGATGGTGTCGACGCTTCAGAGTGCACAAAGCTCTCGACAATCAACAAGTTCCTGTCTGGTTGTTGGGGCGGCCGCCGGGGCGGTCGCCAGAGCCTCGCACTCGGCAAGTTCATTCAGCACAATGGGGCTGATCTTGCGCGTGAGGCGGGTGGCCGGAATTGGTTCATTCACGAGTCGCTTGGCGGCTGCGGTGTTCGAGCCCCTAACGGTTTTTCGTGGTGGGTTAACTCCCGCCAGGCGGCCATTGCCGTGGCGAAGTTGTACGAGGCTGGTAGTACGATTTCTCACGGTGTCATTGGTCCAATGCCGCCGAAGTTCTATCGACGCGAGCTGTTCACTCGTGCAAGGACACCTTGGTCTCTGACACCAGAGCCCGAGAAGAGAGACTATTTTCGCGCGCCGCGGATTTGGGTCTCTGAGTGTGTGGAGTATCAGGCGCGGTACTGGCCGCCCCGGATGATCTGTGGTATCTTCCCACCTGTCACCCGTCATACACTCAAGAAGAGATCAGTCGCCGCACCAACCCTGTGGCGTGGGCGCTGGTTGAAGAAGTCATTCCTCTCAGCCGGCATCCGCGTCGCATGATCGCGGCGACAAGACGCACTGCCGACCTCTGGCAACAGTCGGGTACGTCTATAAATAATAAAAGATCGGTCCATGGGGTTACACGCATAGCAGTCCAAAGTGGTTGGCTCACGCCATAAAACTTTCCACACCAACCGCGAGAAGCGGACAAGGTCAAACGACTGCACGGACTGGCGCAAGCCGCGTGTGATGAACAGTCTCCGTCGTTGTCGGGCG